AACATTGAAATCACAAAAAGAAAGCTTCCATCTTTTTCCAATAACAGGTTCTACATATACATACACACCTCTTATTTCACGCAGCCACTTTTGAGCAACATACAACACTGGACACAAAAATTCAACTGATTCGTCATCTATTTCCGTACAACACGACATACTTTGCGGAAGGTCATATTTTGTAATAACCTTATTGCGGTCTATTAGGTGTTCACACTTCCAATTGAAGCCCTTATCTTTCAGCAGCTTCGCAGTCTCTAATGTCACAAGTTCTTCGGTCATAACTATATAAATAATGCGGTTGTTGAAACAATAGTCATAATGAAAAAGATTAATGCAATACATTTCCATATTTTTGCAGTAGCCTCCAAACCGTATTTCCGCTTGTCAAACTCGCTTATTGCGTAATTCAAAGCCTCGTCTTTCAGTCCTTTAAACTTGTCGTTCAAAGCCTCTGTTATATCGTCTGCAATAACATACTTCACCTTCTCTAACACAGATTCAGGATAACCTCTCTCATCATAATTTATTTCATACAACAAGTCGTGGTGAAAAAAATAAGGTATATCGTTTACTTTATAGGAAAGTTTGATGCCGCTTTCTTTGACATATTTCAAAAACCTTTCTTCGGCAATCTCATTTATCTTTTCCTGGTTAAATTCTGACTCCTTCTTTATCTCATTAAAATATTCCTCGTCAACAATCACACAATTGTTTTCAAGTTTCATTACATGTGCTTTCATTCTTTTTCTTTAGTTTTAATATATCTGTTTTTCAATACACCAGCACAGCATCCCGTAGGCCGCGTCAATGAGATTTTCTGAATAAAAATAAGATAAAGTACACCCTCTTCCATTATATTCTACATACCACATTCCCTTGTGTGCACTAACTCTGATTGCAAGCCAATAATATTTTTTTATGACAGGCGGCAGCTTATCGAGAATGTCCTGCAAAGTGTAAGTTTCATGATAATAGTCGTAATTCGTATCGGCATCCGGAGAGGTTACAACCATGTTGTCTGCATCTGATTCATTCCACTCGAAACACATGCTTCCATCGCTTGTGTCCAACCCAAGCTCCTGCAAATGTTCCATCTGTTCGACTGATAATACATATTTTGATTTCATAATCATTGCTTTTTATTAGGTATTAAATCATCCAAATACGCCCATTCTTCAATGGCATCTTTGGAACACTCGTAATCATCGCACTCTTCATCGTTCCAGCACTGCTCTGTTACATTCCAATAGCGGACACCGTAACCAGTTCCAGTGCTTAATTTCCCATATACAAGGCATGGCATCTGCGGATAATGTTCATTTTCGTATTCTCCATGAGCTTGTGGCACTTCATCTTTAGTCTTGTGCCACACGCTGTTGATATGCCAGTTCGCACCGGCAATAAATCCTTCTTTAAATTCATCTGCACCACATTCGCAACAATCGAATGCTGTATTATGACCGTTACAATGTTCGCAATATTCACGTTCTGAACATGGATAGGTTCCATTACAATTATAATGCTTATGAATTGCTTCCCTTGCTGCTTCTTCTACTGTCTGTTTCATAATCAATGACTTTTAATTTTCTTATATTTACCACACTTCTTGCAGAAATAGTGACGGACGGTGTACCAACTTCTATCGCCCCAATCATCAACAACTTCAACTCTCCTCTCAAATAAGTATTCCCACTCGTGGCAACAGAACCATTTCTTTATAATGGCATCAATTAAACGCTTCATAACCAACTGTTCTCCTTTACAATTCTACCATCGTCTAACAACGTGTATAGTTTACCCTTATATGCCAGAGCAAAACACCATTGGCGGGCATACTTCAAATACTGATGCAATTTGTATCTATGCTGGTATTTCTGCACCTTTTCTCTTATTCTTCGTTTCATAATCAATATGTTAATATTAAATTTCCACTTTTGTGTAATTACTAAAATCACAATACAAGTATTGACACCAACCACCAAAGCGATATTTATCATTTAGATACCTACATTGGGAAGTCCACTTACTCTTTGTAATAATCTCGTACACCGTTCCTTTATGGATGAAAAGGTCGCCGACTTTTAATGTTAAAATTTTTACTATTTTCATTGGCACATTCTGCTATTCGCTAAAATCTATCTTCCCTTGTAGCACTTCCTCTGCATAATATTGGTCAAAGGACTTGCCACTAATCCACCAATTAAAGCCAAACTCTGCATCGGTAAAGTTACGATTGATATATCCGGCATCAATGAGCTTTTGTATGGTCTGAATCCATTTACGTTTTACATGGGGAAAGCGTTGCATATCCCTTATCTTCTGACGATAGTTCGACATCGGGCAAAGAATGCAGCCAATCCGTTTATATCCCTCATCGTATAACTTGCAGTGTGGTACTTTCACCACCTTATTCAGGAACCCCCACACATCACGTTCCGTCCAATTGATAATCGGAGAAACAAGTATCTTGTCCTTCCCTTTCACGCACGTTACCATCTGTTCTTTGTGTTCGCTCCACTGGTCGAAATTTCCGCTAAACTTATGGGAACTAATTTCAATTTCCTCACGCTTGCTCCGTCTTGTACTTTCCTGCTTGCGGATTCCAATCAGCGTAACCTTCCCTGCACCGGATGTTTCCTTGAACTCGGCACAACACCATCTTATCGTTCTTGTTGGAATTAAATGCTTTTTCAACGTCATGTCGTAAATTGACATCTTAGGCTTTATCAGCTCCACATCCGGATAATTCCGTTTCAAAAAGCGAATAACCTCTGGCGGGTCTATACTTGTAAGGTTCATGTGAGCCTTGAATTTTACTCCTGCCAGTTTTGCAATATAGTATAATGCCTGACTATCTTTTCCGCCGGAGAATGCCAAATAGAATCCATTCTCCGGGTCAAGTTCCAATGCCATTCTTTCACTCTTGCGAAGCAAGGTTATTGAATAATCTATTTTTGACTGTAAATTCATTTGTTTTCCTTTCTTTTATTCCGTTCCCGATTGTCTTCCGAAACACACATTTTGCACCATGATGTCTTGATTCAGAACCACTCTTCATCCGCTCCGACCTCTACCGAGAGCCAGTCCATGAGGAGGGTTATAAGGTTATAAATAAGTTTCATCTCACTAAACTTTTATCGCGTTGGCAATATTATCCGCATCCGACAGCTTTCTTACCAGCACATCAAACGCCGCCGTGCACCGCTCTGTGTTCATATTGACCGTTTTCCCGATTTTCAAACTATCGGAAGCAAGGTTCATCACCCTTGCCACATTGGAAAGTTTCAGGTATTCCAACGTAAACCCGTTGAACCGTGCATCTTTCTTCCGAAGCTCTTTAATCCTTTCGTCAAACTGGATGCAGGCGTAATCACACAATGTCCTTGCAAGTTCGAACCTTGCAATCTCTGCGGAATGGGATATGCCGTTATCGTCAAGAGCCTGCTTGAACTGCCAATACAACATATCCACGTGCTTGTTCACTTCTTCCGTATACTTGTCGTTGCAGTCGGCAAAAAACTCGCTCCGGTCTGAACCGATAACGTTGTTTACAGTACGCTCGTATTCCTGTCTTGCCTTGTCGGCATCATTCAAATACCGTTTGAATGCCTGTCTGTAATAAGGCGTTCTCTTCATCGCATGCAGGCTCTCGATAACCTGCCCGCAACAGATGTCGTTCGTGAGCAATATGTTATAAGTGCAGAGTACTACAAGGTTCTCATACTTGCTGATTATCTTGGTTGCTGCATCGGTAGTCATTGCCTTGCGTGTTCTGCCTTGTTCATACTCTTGTTTCTGCTCTCTTTTGCAAGTTCATCAATCATGCGCTGATACTCCAATTGTTCGATTTTCTTTTCAATCTCTATGTCCATAATCATTTTTTCTTGAATTTCTCGCATATCCTGCCGTATCTGCCACAAGCGCACACTCTATGGCTTCTAATTTTACAAAAGCATGAGTTCTCGATAAAGTCTGTGGCGTATGAGCATTGGCGGCAGTGGACGGGGGAGAGGGGTTCTTTTTTCTTTGCCATTATGTCCTGTTAGAAAGGCTGTTCTTCTTGGATAGAATCATTCATATTACCAATTGGCACACAATCCAAATCGTAAAATCTGGTTGTTGATGCGTCAAATCCGCATATGAATTTCAATAATCCTATATTACGTCCTTTGGCAATATCAATCATGGCAGTACCTTTTGTGCTTACGTTCTTAAATTCATCCGGATAAGGCTTATCTTTTACTTCCGGACGATATATGAGAATTACCACATCGGCAGCTTCCGCTATCTGTCCGCTATCTCTAAGCCGTGCAAGAGTAGGAACCGGATTCAGATTGTCCCTGTTTAATTGGGAAAGGGCGATAATCCATATATCCAAATCTTTTGCCAAGTTCTTCAATCTTCTCGCTACATCACCCATCTGCTGCTCCTTATTAGCACCTTTCATGTTGACATTCAATATTTGCAGGTAGTCAATCACGGCACCGTCAATATCATGCTTTATCTTCATATAACGGATAGAGGATATAATCGTGTCTATGTTTGATGTACTCCGGTCGTCAAAGTATATGCTTTTCCCTGCAATATTTCCAACCCCTTTGTCAATGGCCTGTATCTGTGAATCGGTAAGTCTCGAATACATGATTTGATTGGCTGGTACTCCACTTTCCATAGAGAGAATACGAGCTGCGATTTGCTCTTTTTTCATCTCCATTGAATACATGGCTATCTTTGCATCCGAACAGGTCGCATTTCGCATCATAGACACTGCCAATGAGGTTTTTCCTTGCGATGTTTCACCTGCAACGATTATCAAATCAGATTTCTGCAATCCTCCGGATTTGGCGTCTATCTTCTCAAATCCTGTTGGTGTTCCAGTCAGTGGCTTGCTGCCGGATAGGTTCTCGTTAATCATTTTGTACACATTTTCAATTCCTTCATTTATCGAAGAAACGGTGGTACTGCTCGATTTGAACAATGAAGCCATATCTTCATTGACCCTTTTTGCCACATCTTCAATATCTTCTGCCTCAGTGTATGAGTTGGAAACAAGATATTGTCCGATTGAATAAAACTTCCTTCGTATGTGTAAATCTTGAAGTCTTGAAGCGTATTGGTAAAGGTCGAATGTATGACACGATACAATATTCATGTATTCAACAATGTCGAACTTTACCCCGTTTTCTTCCAATTTACCCTTTACGAAAACAAGGTCAGCTCTATTCCCTGATGATACAACCTGAATCACCGCCTTGTATATCTCCGCATGGAACGGATTATAGAAACATTCTTCGGTTAGGATGTCCCTTACCATTTCTATGGCATCACGCTCTGCTATGATAGTACCGAGAACGATTTTCTCTGCTTCCTCATCACGTAATTGTACATTAACTTCCATTTTGATATTCAATTTGTTTTAAGACAGCATAATACAAGACATCCCATTTAGAACGTATGTCTGACCTGCCTTCAATGGTGCGCAATGCGCTTTTAAACATCTCATTCCCGTATTTACCCCGTAGTAGCAAGAACTCTTCCTCGGTAGGCAGCCGCATATTTGAAAAACAATAAGGAGCTTGCCTCTTGATGTACGACAAGAATTGGTAGTACCCTTTCTTATCCTCTTTGACAGACAACAATAACTGTTCGTTCGCTGCCTTATACATGTCCGTTTTGGATTTCCCGAGTTCAATATCCAGCCACCTAACAAAATGAGCCATGCCGTCTTTAGGGCTTTTACGGATTTCTCCCTCATTTTGAAGTTTTTCAAAGAATTTTTTGAGATATTCCTGGAAATGTTCCAGGGTAAAGTCCTGATGTCCGGCAGACCTCTTGTTTATTACAACGGTTTCTATCCATGAACTATTGGCGGATAATTCCTCATAACATTCTTTCAGAGGCTTGTCTGATATTTCCGGGAGAAAAGCATCTACTTTATCTCCGTTAGGAGATTCATTAACATTATCATTATCATTAACAGTTAGATTTGTTGCGTCTTGATAGCATTTGTTAGATTTGCTATCATTTGTTAGATTTGTTACATCTTTATTGTAGCGTTTATTCATTGCTTTTTTCCCCGCTTCGCTTCGTTTTGCCACAATATCATTGTACTTGCAGGTATTGTAATCTATTTCTTTTTTAATGAAGGAGAATGCCATTTTAGCCATTGGTTTCAGCTCCAAAATTGTCCCCGATGCAACATACTCAATGATTGCATCGTACACTTCAAGTCTAACCTCCGATGGGTAACCTAATAGTATCTCTTGCCATTCAACATTAAAAATGAAAGATTTCTTTTTTGCTTTTTCTACCATTTTCTTTACTGCTGTAATTGTCGGAAATAAATAAACGCTTTCTATCCATGTATAAATGCAAAATGTTCATCTCCCCGCTTCGGGGACATTTCGGTATATGCTCTATCTCTTTGACAACTTCTTTGATTGAGGGAACTTTAAAGCTATCTTTTATTGTTATCATACATCTTTCAAATAGTCTTCCACCACATTGATAAACTCGTCAAGTGACCGAACAACGACATATTTGGCGCCGATACTTTCAAACTCCTTCTGATAGGCTTTCTGATTCTCCGACTGCCTGCCCGTCTTTGTCTTTAGCTCAACTCCACAGAAAGGATAAAACTTATTCGGTATAAGAAGTATCAAATCGGGGAATCCTGCACGAACGCCCATCTGCTTGAACTTTGCTGCTTCGATTGAATTGCGTTTTCCGCCATTTGGAGAGTGATGGAGAGTTAGTCTATATTTAGGATATGCGTAATCAAACCACTTTACGCAAGCTTTTTGGAGTTTGTCTTCTAAATGTCTCATGCAAATTATGGTAGTTTTAATTTTATTTCATTGATAAGTTCTTCATTGGATATACAATAGCCGGCATTAGCTATGTCGCATAAGTGCCTTTTTAAATCGGCTGGATTGTTAAATTCAATAGGTTGCTCTCCAAAAGGAGTAATAGGGATTCCTTTTTTATATACCACATGCCCTCGTTTTTCTATTTCTTCAATCAAATCTTCATCAGAGGCGACGGTCATAAAATCATCGAGATAATCGTCTATATATATGTCCGTTTCGGTTGTGATTGTAATATACTCTCTTTTTTTCTTCATATATATTTGATTTTAAGTTCCACATCCACCGGCTTATCTTTCATCATGGAGAAAGCATCGAGTGTCCTCTCCTTAGTCAACTGGATAGGTCGGGTCATTATTCCACTTTCTATGTTTTCCAACGGTATCTTCTTTCCGTCATAAGTAATAAGAACCGCAGAAGTTATTACGTAAGGACTCATGTCTTGTATTGTTTCTTTATCTGCCTTGCAATCTTCTTGTTCAGCTTACTTAGACGCTCTGCCTGCTTGCTGTCACCTCCAATATTATGAATGTCTGACTTTCGGTCTGCGATAAGCTTCTGAATGATTGCACCTTCGGATTTGGTTACTGTAAGTTTCATAATGGATTGTATTAGTGGGGAAGTTCCGAATCGAACAGAACACGTTATTTTGCTGGATGGTAAAGGATAATAAACTAATGAATAACTAATACTAATTTTAAAACAAAATAATTGGCAATCAAAAAGAATAACCGCCCAATACGTTCAACGCTACCATATTCCCCATTTTCTCGTCAGTCCCCGTATACAGTGCCATTGGCGTAATCCTGGTTGGGCTTGGCGAGATTGTATGGATAAAATTATTTCCCAAAAACACCTTCACAGGCTATCGCTCCCGGATAGGCGGTCAAGCCACACCGGGATAGTTAACTGTTAGCTGAAATTAAATCACTTAACCCGAACCTTTCACGGGACTTCTGCGTGAGCAGAGGGCTTTCGGTTAATTATATCAAGTCTAAAATCTTTGTCTTTGCAATAGCGTCCAGTTTCATATCTTGAAGCCCCTGTTTCATGTATTCCGCTGCCTTTTTGTTGGCATCGTCCATGTCTTTTGCCGAAAGGAGAACATAGTATTTATTCTCCTTTTCTTTTCCGTTGTCGTCTACGAAAATCTCAACAAGAGTAACCTTATAAAAGAACTCATCTTCCTGCTTTTCGTTGACAATCTCACGTATCTTGCTTCGGCTGATTGCGAAAACATCACAATCGCCATTGTACAGTTCATTGCCTTTCAATTCCACATGACCGAAAAGTTCATCATCAGTTATGTAATGTTCGGTGACTTCTTTTTCATCACCTTTCTCGTTAACCTTGTTTACTTTTAGCTTAAATTCGTATAGCATGATATTATATGTTTATAGGTTACACATCAGAACGGGAGGTCGTCTTCCCCGTCGGTCTGTAAGGTTGGCGCTTCCACCGTAGCTGCGGCATTCCCGGAACCCTCAAATTCATAAGGCTTGAAATCCCCCAGGTAAACCTTTGACTTGGCTTCTGCTTCTGCCTTGTTCGCATCCTTATACTGCTTTGATAAGTATTGTTTGCAGTAATGGGTATTGCCGTATTGGCTCGGCTCTCTACGCTCATTAATATTAACGTTAAGATAGACAGCTTTTGCTTTCAGGTTCTCGTCCATACTTACATAAAGGTCGTTTTCTTCTATCGGAATGACAACGCATTTCTTATTCTTGATTGTTGCTATGCCCGCTTTTTCGAGCTTTAGCAAATTTACGCTTCCGGTTAAATTCATTTTCTATTCAGTATTTGATTAATGATTTTGTTTGCTTCGGTTATCCGTCTCTCAAATTCAGCGATTACGGCATCGTCCCTTGTTATCTCTACAATGTGAATGTTGTGTTTCAAGAAAGGGCAGAAAACTACAAAATCAGCTTTGCTCAATCCTGTACAGGACATCTCCGCTTGTACTTGGTAGAAGTATAGAGGATTTACTGATTTAAGCGTATCGTTATCCTTAACCTCATTCATATACTCCATGAACTTTTTAGGAGTTGGACATTTTATTTCCACCACCTTTCTTAAGCCGTCTTTAATCGCTATGCGGTCGGGAGAAGCGGAGAAGTAAGGTATTGTAGGGTGCTGTATACTTTTGCACTCTTCAAGTTCGCATCTTGTGACAAGCTGGTAACGTTCGGCGGCAAAATCTTCATTTTCGTGTCCGAACTCTATAAACTTGTTGTTGATGCTTACCTGGTTTTGGTATATCTCAAACAGATAATCATCTTCAATATACTTAGGGAGTAGGTTTCTTTCTGCTGCGACTTCATATATGTATGAAAGGGCTGTCTTCCCAAACAGCTCCCCTTTCTTTCCGCTTGTCATTAAGTCCCCGATGCGACTTCCTGTAAAGTTCCCCAGGCGTTGGCGAAGCCATCCAAAACTACCCTGTTCAATCATTTTGTCTCAGTATTAAATAATTCGCCTGTGTTTTCATCGACAACTTCCGCTTCCTGCAAAGCCTCTTTCATTGCATTGCGTCTGGCTTCCTCATTGTCGGGATTATCATTGTACGACACTTCGGCTTCGTCTATGTCGGTTTCTGCCAGGTTATCCTTTATAATAGCCTGGTCGAATGTTTGGGCACGTTGCATTTCAATACTTAAGATACCAAACTTAGAAAGTAGCATTTTTAAAACTGTCTTCTTTGCCATAGAGTCAAAGTCGGTAGACCATATGCCTGTGCCGCGTTTATACGTTTGTGAAAACTTCCTTCCGTGTTTTTCGCAATCTTCCTTGCTCATATAGAGAAACTTCTCAAAACCGTTGATGAGACTGAAATAAGCCATATAGCCTACTATCTTATCAGAAGCGCGTTCTCCAAATTCATATTCTCCGGTAAATCGGTTCGACTTCTTTATCTCCCCCTCATATATCTCATTTACGTTTATTGTCTTATATTGACCGCTACGCATAGCAAGTTGAACAAAACCTCTCCAGCCCATTTGAAATTGCGCTTGATTGCCGTAAGGGACAACGTAAGCAAATCCGAGATTGGGGTTGATAGGTAAATCTAAAGTAGCTGCTACCACAGCGGCATTCATGATAGACTGTGGTTCTGCCTTTTGAAGCAATGTATTGCTATTGGCAACCGCTACTATCGAACTGATAAATCCCGGCGCTTTCTTTCCGAGAATTTCTTTGAAACGTGCTTTCACATTGTCATTCGCAAGCATTGATTTAAGCTGCGGGATTGTCGTTATTGTACTCATTATAAATGTTTTTTAGTTTAACAATATCTTGGTAGTCCTTGACTAACGCAAAGAAACATCCTTTCGTCTTCGAGTTCGTCAGGTGTATAATCATATTGATTACATTCGAGTTCTGCGCGCAGCTCCTCAATGTCTTCCTCTATAAGATAAATGATTTCTTCTTTTGAAGAATACCAATACTTGGGAAGATAGTCCAAATCGCAAGCTTTGACTTCGTTCAGCTCCTTGTACAGTTCTTCAAGTTCATTTTCCATTGTATTGTGTTTTTAAACCGCCCGTACAAGGTTAAAGGGAAGCGGTGCGCACTTCGCTTCTCTCACGGCTTTTAGTACGGTAATAGCACTACCTTTGATGCGGCTGGAATGAAATTGCTATTTCATTTCCACTGCTTCTCCATTTATTAAAGTATAGAATGTATCTTCTTTGATTGACTTACCGTCTACTTTGAACGCTTTGACTGAAATGATAGGATAAGTGTTCTCATCCCATTCTCCACGTTCTGTAAGCACAATCCAGCATCCTAATGCTCCCTTTGCCTTGCAATCCTTTCCGGCAGCAAGAGCTATGCTTTCTTTGCCGGTAGCTGATGCAGCGCCTCGGTTGCCGGTAGCTGATGCAGCGCCTCGGTTGCCGGTAGCTGATGCAGCGCCATAGTCGCCGGTAGCTGATGCAGCGCCATAGTCGCCGGTAGCTGATGCAGCGCCTTGGTAGCCGGTAGCAATCTTTTCCTTTACCCACTTACATTTGCTGAAAGTGAACTTGATTGCCGCATCAACAATGCTTTTAATACTTAACTCTGCTCCTATGTGGATTTTTGAGCAAGCAATTTTGGTATCATCCGTATCAACATCCATATCCCCGCTTCCTTCAACTTCATGGAACTTATTCATTCCAATGTATGCAGGAGGGTAATAGCCAAATACATCTAAGGGATGAAGACAATAGTGGAAACCATTACTACAAGCGCTTATATCACCTTGTTCTTCGTAATCTTTTCCCTCTTCATATTTAAAACCCCTGCAAGTCATATCAGAATTGAAGCCTTTGAACCCTTTTATCTTACTGAATTCTTCCGGGATAGTAACATTATCAGGAAGGTTTGCTCTGAGAGCCATATATGCCATATAATTTGTATCAAACCCCGCTATTCCCGTCCCAATGGCGGTAAGAAGAAACTCCTTTTCAGGATGTTCGTTGGCAAAATTCCGCAAGTTACCCAAATAGGTTATCAAATCTTCTTCTGTGACTTTCTCCATATCTTCATTCAGCGTAGGAATAGCATAGGATTGCCCTTGCAATCCTTCGGCTTGTCCCATGATTGCACCGAATTTCTCAACTGCTAATCTGGCTGCTCCACCGGCATGGTTACCGTTCATATTACTGCCAAAAACAAATATTTGATTCTCTTTAAGTTCCTGAATATTTTCAGGAGTAAATTTCTTTTTCATATTTATATTGTTATTAATTGGTTTCAAGAAAAACCGGACTATCTTCACAGACCGCCCGGCTACGACTAAACAAATCCTTCATCTGTAGTGAAGATGTTGCGACACCCGGACTCGAACCGGGACGAGTTGTCAAGCTCCGCACATCTAAGGTTTGACATTCCTATCATAGAGTGCTACGTCTACCATTCCGCCATGTCGCAGTGTTTCCCGACCAGCACGTGGACGGGACTGTTTACATTAAAAGCTATCATGAATTATCCACCCTTACAGGCTGTTTCTTTGTCATTAAACTCTATTTTTCCATTCATAAGAAATGGAAGCATTGAATCTCTAAGTTCTGCAAGAAGTCTATTCTCTTCATTATTTAAGTAATAAATATGCTGCTTATACATATTCATGAAAAAAGGCATGATGCTCGATAATATTTTTTTATCTGTATTCTCTATGCAAAATATTTTTGAAGCGGAAGATTGGATATATTTGTTCTCAATAATTTTCTCTTTTACTTCGTAATTCTTGAATGATGCAAAACTTTCATTCATCGCCTTTACTACTTCATTAGATGCTTCACACGCTCTTATAATTTCTGTAAGCCCCAATTTCTCAGCCCACACTTTATTAACCGTCACTTTTATTACATTACGTTCACGGATAACACGGTTAATATCTGCTATAATAGCATTAAAATCACGATGAAGTGTACCTTCCATATAAATTGGAAGATATGGGCCAATATCAAGATTGTAGTTATGATTCAAAAGCTCCTCTATGGACACTTTCTTTGAATAACCTTCCTGTTCCTTATGTAGAAGTTCACATATAGCAACCAATTGTTCGTCCGAAAAGGTGTTAAATTCCTTTTTATATATACGATTATAGTGTGATGCTTCACCTTCTCCACGCTGTTCCCGCACTTCAACAGTTTTCATTTGCTCCGCATTAATCAGCATCACATCTTTACTCGTTTTCTTCTTATCAAACAAAAGTATGCAAGTCGCTACAGAGGTAGACTCAAACATCTTTTCCGGCAAAGAAATAGCAGCTTGCAGCCATCCCTTCTCAATAAAGTATCTCCTGCACTCTTTCTCTTCTTTGCTTGTAAGCACACCTCTGGGAAGAATCAACGCACATCTTTCACTCCTTTGCAAGCAATGCGCCACAAAAGCAAAATTACAAGTGTATTTCTGAGGTAAAGCTTTAATTATATTTTCAGATACAGGAACTTTTAAATTAAATGGCGGGTTGGAAATTGCTACATCCGCCTTTAAAAGCTCCATTTCTGAGAACATTAACCGTTGAACAGATGAATAAGTAGAGCCTTTAATTGTTCTGTATGAACAAATAACTTTTCTTGTCAGAATATCTTTATTGATAACCGTTGCCTCAATATTGCGAATACATAAATTAAACAGAAGAATAGGAATTACTTTTTCGTCTAACTCTTCGCATACGAATTTTAAATTTGGGTTGATACTCCATTTTTGAATCGTAAGTGCACCGGAACCCGAACAACAGTCATAAACTATTTTTTCTGACGAAGTACAACTTAAATAAGCAACAAGTTTAGCGAGGGAAACAGGAGTATAATCTTGCTTTTTTTCTTTCCTGTCAGCATGGTAAAATTGATAGACTTTTTGAAGCCAATCAATCTTTAAATCCGGGCACAACTCCTTATACTTCTCGAATATCAAAGGTGCGTTCTGAGAAAATAAGGAAGACATTATTTTATCTGGTAATGTACTGACATTAGCACATCCAAATAAATCACAAATCTTATTGGTTAATTCTTTTAGTTCCATATAATTACGTTTTCGTTCCCGTGAGCGTTCCGATGGTTGCCTTACTACTCTCAAACATCTATTGAGAGCCACGGGAATTCTCTATTTTAATTCTTGAATTTGTTTCATTATATTAGATACCTCATCTGCATTTACATAACCAATTACATCATCTGTAATTGAGGTATCATAACAAATAGCACCATCTTTAAGGACAGCAACCTCATAAGTATCTATACCGTTAGAATAGAACATATCTCCTTTTACAACACTTATTCCATAGCCATTATCAAACCGCATTACAGCGTGTTTTGCCTCCATGTATTCCTCACGAAGCGGAGAAGGAAGATGACGTGCCTCCTTGCTAAAAGCATGTGGATTAAATACCAAATCCGTAAATGTTTTTACCTTTCTCATATCATTATTCATTAAGCATTGCTCCCTTCAACGCAACAATACGTGTTTGGCTTTTCAGCGTGCCCGAATTTGACGGGAAGGGAGTATATATAATAAGCGTGTACGGGCGCCTTTCATTACCACCGCATACTTTATACCGATTTAAGATTGTATCGGACGCTTATGTTGTCTTTATGACCTTTGTCTCTTGCGATACGGACGCCCAAACCGCATACTCTCTACCGTAGGACATTTCGGTGCGAAGAGACAATCACGATAACCAAGCCTATACGGAGTCCCCGCGTTTCCGCTATCCGTAATCCTCGGTTATATTGAAATAAGTATAAATATCAGATACTTAAACCTCATTTCACATTCAATACGTCAAAGAACTATGTATTTTGCTCCCTCTGCACGACTCGAACGTGCGACCTTCGCTAACCGGAAATTACCGGATACTAAACCTTCGAACAAGTAACCATAGCGATGCTCTGCCTGGCTGAGCTAAGAGGAAGGAGCGTTGTTCACACAACGCGGTTTCTTTCTATAAACCTTTCAATACTTTTCAATTCGTACCAAATGGTACGGTTATTATATTTAGAAAATGATATTTCGGCATTATTCCTTAGTTTTTCCAACAAGTCCATGCTGCACCCTAAATATGCCATTGCTTCCTTGGCGGAGAGCCATATTTTTTGTACGGGTTCCACCTTTCCTATCTTTTTTTGCCTTCCCATAACCTACCAACTTAGACTGTCGTAATATTCTTTGTTACTTAAATAAGTCTTTACGATTTGAGTATCGCTACAACCTTCACCGAGAGAATCAACGATAACATTGTAAGCCGTTTCCGTCATGTTGTATATGACTTCCTGATTATAATCTGATTTGCCTGCGATGCCAAGAAAGAATAAGAAACCGATAAATCCTATTGCAAACATGGCTGTCTGTTTTGATATTTTGTTGATATTCATAATGATATTATTTAAGTCGTTTTACTATCAACCCTTCAGGGCAGCTTGTCGAATAAAAGCTATATCCGTTTTTAGATAGTCTGGACATGGTAGAGCGGGCTACATTGGGTTTTATATGCTTGTCCTTTATAATCACTGTGTCACCGACTTTTATACTTTTTAATGTGTCGGATGGAGATATTTTCTTTACTGCTATTGTCTTGATGTCATTCATATTTATGTGCTAATTGTATTAATCACCCACGAAACAAGAGCCAAAACGCCCTCTGTTGTTAGAAGTATAATAGACGGAAGCCGGAGCATTGAAATTATCATAGGCGCTTCTTTTTGCCGGCTTATAGCCTTCATTCTCCTTTCTCAATCTATTAGTGAACGCTTTATCGTCAGCAGACTTATAGTCTACCATATTGGCTATTTCCTCTTTTACGCGGACAGAAAACTTTGCCATCTTCCATGACTTTTTCAAGCTTTCAGACCAGGTGTATTTTCCGGTCTTGTAGAAGTTGTGAGCCTTTTTCATTATGTCTGATAAATCGTACTTCATATTTGCTTTCTTTATTTATTTTCTTATCTTTGTATTTACTTTAAAAAATAACGTTGTTGATTAACAACAGTGCAAAGATACTATCTATTTTAGAAAGCACAAAGAAATACTTTCTTTTTTAGTTAGTATTTTATATGTTATAAAACATGTTTTATATAAAACTCTGATTAATATATTGTTATGAGTAAGTATAGAAATACAATAACACTAATATTGTCTGCAATATCTATCATGGTATCTGTGGCGGCTCTATGTAGAACATATCCGCATACCTCTGATTTGGGAATGGACTATCAAGGGGTGATAGTGGGGATATTAGCGTTGCTGGTTACGGTGCTTGTTGGAATGAACTTATATACGTTGGTAGATTTCGGAAGGGCGACAAAGGAAGTTGAATTGTTGAAAGCTAAATTACACAATGATATAAATACAAGCTTGGCACTAAACTCTAACGACACATTTATAATGTATCACTACTTGATTACTGGTATAGCTCCATTAGGTCTTGAATATAACCTTATACGAAGTGCGTTGTCTTCTTTAGTACACTTGTCAAGCATTGGGCAGTATGACGCTTGTGGTGTTGTTTCAAAAACATTGGTTCAATGCGTTGTCAACCCAAGCGGAATAACAATAACAAGAAAATCGAAAGAAGAATTACTATCACTATTGTCAGAAGTAAAGCAACCGAAGAAAATTCGCTTGTTTCTTGATGTGGCTCAACTTGTGACATCTCTGAATGTTCTCGAAGTTGTTCACAAAACATAGATAAAGAGAGTTCTTCTAATTCTCTAATCGTTTCCCAATGTTCGGGAGAATCGAAGTTTAGACCTTTAAGTTTTGGATGTTTTCTTTTTTTCATAACGAATATAAATTAAATATAAACTAAGAACATGATAATACACAAAGAACCAAAAGAAGAATTGCTATCAACAATAGTTGAAGTGCAAAAACCGAAATCAATAGAGGGTTTTCAGAAGGTTGTTGAGCTTGTTGCTTCAATAACGGTTTCCGGAGATAAGGGTGCTTAAATGCACATTCAATCTCTAACAAATCGCAAACCTCTTTGTGTATTTCTTCAAATGTATGCTTTTGGTGTCGTTTGCGACCAAAGAAAGAGACAATAGTTGGAATATCATACATGCCGTCAGGGTATCTGAATTCATCTAAAGGGTCTTCTTCTGTTGATTTCTTTTTCATAATTCGTTCTTTGAAATGTTGTACAATCGGTTATTAATGAGACATCTTATGTATGTTCCTATGGCAGCTTTCACAGACAACAAGAACATCAGAAGGTAGATATTCCCATGCAAATCTATTGCTGATGTATTTTACATGGTGTATATTTAACTTTTTCTCTTTGCCGCAAATTTCACATTTTCTACCTCTTACGGTGAATATAAATTCTCTGTATGACTTCCATTGAGGCGTTTCTAATTGGTCATAATACGGACTTTTCTGTTGGAGCCATTCATTTTTGTAGTTTCTGAGTTTTGTTGCTTCAATAGCTGGCAAAAGACCTTCTTTACGTTTTTTCTCAGTAAGGAAACTGTTTGCAACATTCACGATAGTGGAGATTGATGTAACCTTTTCTCCTTTTGTTGTTAACCAATTCTTTTTGTTCCAATATTCTATAACTTGTTCTGTTGTTATCAAATATGGTTTCTTTCTTGAAGTAAGAAATACATCTATATCATTCTTCTTAAACTGAGTATTTACATTAAGTATATCATTCATATTATATGTTTTATGTTAACTTATAAATTACCAGGTTTGAAGGAACGTTGATTTTTGAGTGAATCATCCCCTTACCCGTAGAGAGCGGTTCCTCTCTAACGGTTCAGGGATAATTCGATGGTAAATCACCAGTATAAGTTAGGTATCGACCCCATCGGCTCTGAATTGGGTGCTTCCAATCTCGGCTTTCAGCTTTTACAGAGTTGGTTATCTCGTAACCTGCACCTGCGCACCAGTCTGCTTATTTCAATCGACTGCCTTCTTTCGTGCATCCCCTCACGGGCTTTCACCGTGAAGCTTCGGAAGGTTGTTTTAAATCTGTTATTGGTCGAACGTATTTTCCCCGATAGCCCTCCGCAGTAGCTCGTAAAGCGGAAACAATAACCGATTGTACTTTATAAAATAAAAAAATCCGTTGCTAAAGTAGAGCGGCAACGGATTTTCATATAGAAAAGCCCACGTTAGGGCGATTGTTTAATCATGTGTCTGTTGCCGCTCTACTTGCAACGGATGCAAAGATACTATCTAAAATGGAAAGTAAAAATAAAAACGAAGCAAATCTTAGTGATTTAACAAAAAGATTTCTAGAAGAAGTCGAAAGGATGGGAGTATCTTTCTATAATATAGCGAAGAGCACTGGGGTTAAAGAGGCTATGTTCACTAAAATAAAAAGGGGGATACAAGAGCCAAGCAAGAAGTTCTTATCTAAGTTTGCAGAATGTTTTCCAGATGCAAATATGAAATATATCTATTTGGGCAATGAAAAAAATAATGCCGAACATGATATTAATAATGAAGCGTTTAATGATTATACTTATCGTTTTTTAGAGACGATAGAAAAGTTGGAACTTACCGATTATAAGGTGTGGAACACTTTAGAAAATTTATCAAAGGCCACCATGTCTAAAATAAGACGTGGAATATGCGGTGTGTCTATGAACACGTTGCAAGAGTTTTGTCAAATGTATAAAGTCAACGCCAACTACATCCTCACCGGTAAAGGTCCAATGTTCCTTGACAATGAAACTTCACATTCGTCTTTGACTGAAAAAGATGTAGAAGATTTGCCATCTCCGGAAACTGCTGAATACTGGAAGCGAATGTATGAAACGACAGTAGTCATGTATGAAGCGCAATTTGAGGATTTACAAAGGCGATTTAACGTTCTGAACAAATCTGTGGAAGAAATACAAGACCTATTCAGTGAGAGAAGAAAGGCTGTTTAATATTTATGTTTACAAACATGTTTTAAAATAAAACTTTTTCAACATAAAATTTGTTGATATTTCATCTCTCACAAGACACAATTTATTAATTTGAAATATAATGAATGAAAATGTAAATCTAATGATGAAGCACATGCTCCGTCTCGCAGAAGCGTATGAGAAATTACTGAACGAAGTTGTACAACTGAGACAAGAAGTCGCAATACTGAAAGGCGGGAAGGTTAAGGAAAAGAAAATTTATAATATGAAGATTTTAGGCAGTCAGGTTGGCGGAAGTTGATACAAAAAGCGGAAATGTGCTTCATCATTTGGTTTATGTAAAATAGAATAAACAAATAGTTTATTTACCCCGCCAGTAATACGGCTGGCGGGGTATCATAACGTAAACGTTGTTATTTATAACCAGTCTAAATTACAAATAAATCTGTCTCACATTTTGGTCACATCCCTATTTCTGCTTTAATTTGTATCGAAAGTAATATTATTAACAATGTAGTAAACATTGTTAGGTGGTATTATGTTTAAATTGCGTCGTTCGTTCTATCGTTCTACAATATTATAGAATAAAGGTGGTATGGGTAATATAAGATTAAAACAAGAACCTCGTTCTTCTAAAAAGAACATCTCTGATTTGAATAAATCTAACTCAGGGAAGAAGTTTGTATTGTCTGATATTTCCAAAGAGGAACTTGATAAAAGGAGAATACCCGTATATTCATATTTGCTATAATAGGAGTGCATGGGAAGCTGGAGTGAAAGACAAGAAGTAAAGAAAGAGGTCAAGGAAAAAGAGAAAATAAGCCGAGAGACGCTTGGAAAGTTCTTTTATGATTTGGCAAAAACATCATTTGCTGCAATGGTAGCAGGTGGGGCTGTGTCATTTTTCACAAGTTCAAACAATGAGTTATATTGGCTTTTGCTTTTGATTGGAGCTTTTTCAACAATAGTATTTGCTTATATTGGTTATAAAGTGATAAGGAGGTAA